TGATGACTGATGATAAAATATATGATACTATGGTAGGAGATATATATGGCCAAGGAAAAGTACTTGCACTTAGTAAATATAAGTATCTCAAATGGTCATATAATTGTTTTCTTGGAGGGATGGCATCAGCAATGGCAGTTTTTGCACTACAAGGGGTTGCAATAACTTTTATATTAGAATATGTTGTCCCGTTAAGAGATATTATATTTGAGGAAATTTCATTTACTTTTGATGGACTGAGAGAAGTAGCCTGTCAAATAAGTGCCACATGTCGGCAGAAATATAATTTATAAATATGACATATAGATAAATTTATAGGGAAAAGACGTATAAATGAGTATATTGAACAGAAGTAAACGTCAAGGTGACGATAAAATAAATACTATTGATGAATTAATTATTACATCAGAAAATAAATTATGGGAAAGTGATCCAATGAAAGCATTGACATTTGAAGGTACAGAACGTCGCAAAAAGTTAAACTGGTGGACAAGAACATTTTTGTCCATTATTATAGTACTTACTTTTTTATTTTTAGTGTGGTTACTCTTTATGGAAGAGCTACCACAAGCGAGTCGCGATTTGATTAATATAATGACGGGGGCTTATGTCGCGGTGCTCGCTAAGGCAACGGATTATTGGTTCAAAGATAAAGATGATCCTGAGCATAAAGAAACGGAAAGAGAATTAGCAAAAGATGGTGGCATCAGCTAATAAATCAAAAACCAAAAAAAGTAAAACTATGTCTTTAGAAAAAGAAAATTTAGAGGCCCACGTTGACTTATGTGCAGAAAGGTATCAGCGCTTGGAAGAAAAATATGACGCACTGAAAGAAGCACTAGATAAAAATACAGCAGTAGTTCATGAAAGAATTGATAGAGTTAAAGATAGTATAGATGAAGTAAGAGACTTATCTATAGAACAACATTTTAAACAGAATAGAGTAATAATAACAGCTGCCCTTGGAATTATAGCTGCAATAGTGGGTGCTGTTGCTTCTCATTTAATGTAGGTTAATATGTTAACACTAATTGATATTATAGATGAAGAATTAGATGAATTAATAGAGCTTGAAGAAGATCTTGCTGAAGATGGTTTAACTTTGGAAGATTTATGGGAGTGGGCTGACCAGTTAGATGAAAAAGAGGGCCAAGCACATTGGATTTCTAGAATGAAAAAATTGGGTAGAATGTCTAAACGTGTAAATAAACTAGCTTCAACAAAAAGAAAAAAGGCTAGAGGGCTATTAAAACGAAAGGATGCCGGTAAGATTCAAAAAGCAGCTTTAAGGCAAGCTCAGGGCGATGCAATACCAAAAGCAGTAATGAAGGCTTCAGGTACTGGCGGAATGATTAAAAGAAAAAGATGGAAAGAAATGAAAAAGAAAATTGTTGATAGAAAGAAAATAGCAAAGGCCCGCGTAGTAAAACGAAATGAACCTGCAAGAATGAAAGCAGCACGAGCTTCATTCTCGCGTCACGGAAGGTCTTAAATATGCATCATATTTTAGTAAAAGAAGAATTTGAACAAAAAAAGATATATAGTGCTGAAAGTGGACGAACCGTTCGTAAGGTCGTAAAAAAACGAACAGTTTCACGAAGACGATCGGATTCCACAGAAAATGGTACTGATTTATTAAAAACCGCTCCAAAAGATGAAAACGGTCAAACCAATTGGAAAAAAATAATGAATAGCTAAATGCCAAGTACACATTATCTCGGAAATCCAAAATTAAAATCTGCTAATGTTCCAGTAGAATTTGCTGAAGAAGAATTAGCTGAGTATATAAAATGTCAAAGTGATCCTGTATATTTTATTAAAAAATATGTAAAGATTATTCATGTTGATAAAGGCTTAGTGCCTTTTGATCTATATTCTTTTCAAGAGAAAATGGTAGAGACATTTCACGACAATAGATTCGTGATTTGTAAGATGCCGCGGCAGTCTGGTAAGTCAACTACTATTATTGCATTCTTTTTACATTACATACTTTTTAATGAAAATGTACAAGTAGGTATTCTTGCCAATAAAGGCTCACTCGCTAGAGAATTATTAGATAGATTAAAACTATCTTATGAAAATTTGCCCATGTGGTTACAACAGGGCATTTTAGCATGGAATAAAGGTAATATAGAATTAGAGAATGGTTCAAAAGTATTAGCAGCCGCCACGTCATCATCTGCAGTGCGGGGATCATCATTTAATATAATCTTCCTAGACGAGTTCGCTCACGTTCCAAAGGAATTAGCGGAAGAATTTTTTACTTCAGTATATCCAACTATTTCTTCTGGACAAACTACTAAAGTCTTTATTGTATCTACACCTTTAGGATTAAATCAATTCTATAAGATGTGGGTTGATGCAGAAGAAAAAAGAAGTAATTATATACCCATAGAAGTTCATTGGTCTGAAATTCCAGGTAGAGATTCTAAATGGAAAGAAGAGACCATTCGAAATACAAGTGAAAGACAATTTTCACAAGAATTCGAAACTGAATTTGTTGGTAGTACACAGACACTTATAGCAGGCTCTAAATTAAGACAGTTACCGTTTAAGACACCAATACATTCACAAGAAAATATTGATATATTTGAAAATCCAATAGAAAAACATTCGTATACTATATGTGTTGATACGGCAAGAGGACAAGGATTAGATTATTCTGCACTTACAGTTATAGATTCAACTGAGGTTCCTTATAAACTTGTAGCGAAATATAGATGTGATACTATATCACCTTTACTATATCCTAACATAATTTATAAAATAGCTAAACATTATAATGAGGCATATGTATTAGTTGAAGTAAATGATATAGGCGAACAGGTAGCAGTTACCTTACACCAAGATTTAGAATATGAAAATATGATGATGATGACTTGGAAAGGTAGAGGCGGACAACAGCTGGGCGGTGGTTTTGGTAAAAATGCTCAGTGGGGTGTAAGAACTACTAAACAAGTTAAACGTTTAGGATGTGCTACATTAAAGAGTTTAATTGAAGAAGATAAGTTAGTTATTACAGATTATGATGTAATATATGAACTTACTTCATTTTCAGCAAAAAAAGATTCATACGAAGCTGAAGAAGGTCATCATGATGACTTAGTAATCACGTTAGTCATCTTTGCGTGGTTAACTAATCAAGAATATTATAAAGAATTAACAGATGTAGATTTACGTGAAAAGATGTACTCAGAAAAAATGAAAGAAATTGAAGAAAGCTATTTACCGTTTGGTATTATAGATGATGGACTGGAAGAAGAAGAAATCGTCGATAATGAAGGAAATAGGTGGCAAGTTGACCGAGCCAATAGAGTTTTAGAAGATACAGGTCATCATACTTTTTTCTGAAACCGGTTTATTTATAAATAATCTTAGTAACTAATAATACATGAACTCAATGAATCATAGGAGAAGAAGATGGCATTTACAGTAAGTCCAGGAGTAGTTACTCGTGAGATTGATTTAACTACAATTGTGCCTGAGACTGGAACAACTGCAGGTGCTTTTGCTGGGGCTTTTCGCTGGGGACCCTTAGAAGAGGTTGTCAATGTTAGCAGTGAAGATCTACTCGTAGAAAATTTCCAGAAGCCTGACTCTTCAACATATCTATCTTTTTTCACAGCGGCGAACTTCTTAGCCTACGGTCAAAATTTAAATGTTGTTCGAGTAGCAAATTCACAAGCATATAACGCAACGACAGATGCGGCAAATACTGTCTTAATTAAAAGTGACACAGCCTATTACAATACATATTACACCGAATTTGGAGGCTCAGGAGCTTCTGATAATTATGGTGAGTTTGCAGCGAAATATGCAGGGGAACTAGGTAACTCACTTAAAGTCGGATTATGTGGTGCTGACATACCAGAGCTAATTTTGACAGGATCTGTAGCTATTGCCTTTTCAGGAAATGAAGGTACTGTTACAGGAACGACAACAATTTTTACAGAAGAATTACAAGTCAATGACGTTATTAAAAATAACGATGGTGGCACATATTTCTTAGTAACAGCAATAGCGTCCGATACATCAGCAACAGTTGAGTCTTCAGCAAATACTGCTGTGGTTGGTGCAAATTTATTTACTAGAATGAAATCATCACATTACGAATCACCATCAACAAGTGTAATGGGAACAGTTCAAGTTTCCGATACCGCACGAAAAGTAATGACTGGAACAGGAACATATTTTGATGTCAACTTGACAGTTGGTGACAAAGTAACAATTAATGGTGAAACACATTCAGTAGCTTCTATTACAAGTAATACAAGCGCAACCTTAGAAACAGCAATTTCACCAAGTTCGACAGCAATTTCAGGTTCAATTGCA